GATACTGATAAAGAAGTTGAAATACTCAAGACGCAAATGAAAGAAACACTTTGGCAAAACGCTCAAGGAGAGACTGGAGACTTCGATTTAACAGATTTTGTACAAAAAGTAGATCGCGATTATCAAAAACTAAAAGAATCGATCCGACAACAGTTTGAGGAAAGTAATGATAAAATCGGAAATTAAATTACGTACGTATATACGTAATATTATTCTAGAAGAGTTAGATGAGGAGAAGAAAAAAGGCGCTGACGGCAAAGCATGCTGGGATGGATATCGCTTTGCCGGTACCGAGAATGGTAAGGATAAATGTGTTAAAGTAAATGAAGAAGATATCGAGGATAGCGAAACTGTTGATGGTGATATTAAAGATGCCGGAGAAGCATTAGATCAGTTATCTGCTGATATTAAAGCAGCCGACTTTGAAGGAGATGAAAATGAAGCAGTAGGTATACTTACACTTGCCGGCATTGCATTATCATTACCAGAAATTACTAGACTTATTGGCAAGTTTGTAAACTTACTAAAAAAAATACCAGGTCTTAAAAAATTAAATGGCGACCGGCTAATAGAATTAGGCGAAAAATACCATCACAAGATTACTGGTGCATTCGCATATACATTAAAGCGCGCCGGCGTTCCTGATGATAAAGCTAAAAAATTTGCATTTATATTACATCATCTTATAGTTGCAATATTATTAGTAGCCGGCGGTTTAGAAAGCATGCGATATGCAACATCAGGCCAGACAAGCTCGGCAACATTAAAAGCAGCTATTAATGCTGTGAAAGCAAATGAAGTACGAGCATTTTTAATAACAATGGCGAGTAAAGTTGTATGAGTAAAGTAATTACAAAAATATTAGGCGGAAGTGCTGAAAAAATAATTGGCTCTGTTGGTAACATACTTGATGATGTTATAACGACAGATGAAGAAAGAGAAGAAGCAAAAGCTCGTATACAACAAATTATTAACGAGCACGATGAACGTGCACAAGAGCAAGTAACTGCACGGTGGGAAGCTGATATGAAGTCGGATAATACTTTGTCTAAAAATATTCGACCACTGACATTGATCTTTTTAACCGCGGTGTTTACGTTGATAACTTTCTTTGACGGAAATATAGGGCAGTTTGAAATAAACGAAGCATATAAGCCAATATATCAAACATTACTTATTACAGTATATGGCGCATATTTTGCTGGCCGTTCGATTGAAAAAATACGTGTAAATAAGAAACAATAATTAGGTTTTACGAAATTTAGTTATTATATTATGATATATAAATGCCTAAACGTGACATTAAATCTATAATACGAGACGAGTATAAAAAGTGTTCCCAAGATCCGGTACACTTTATGAAAAAATATTGTATTATACAACATCCTACCAAAGGTAAGATGTATTTTAATTTATACCCATTTCAGGCTGAGACACTTACAACATTACAACATAACAGATATAATGTAATACTAAAATCAAGGCAGTTAGGTATATCTACACTCTCCGCTGGATTTGTATTATGGAATATGTTGTTTAAGGCCGATTATAATGTACTTGTTATAGCAACAACACAAGAAGTTGCTAAAAATCTTGTTACGAAAATACGTGTTATGCACGAAAATTTACCTACATGGTTAAAGGGTAAAACGATTGAAGATAATAAATTATCGTTACGATTTAAAAACGGCGCACAAGTAAAGGCAGTGTCCAGCGCCGGTACCGCCGGCCGTTCTGAAGCATTGTCATTGCTTGTTATTGATGAGGCTGCATTTATTAAAAATATAGATGAGATATGGGCATCTGCACAACAGACATTGGCAACTGGTGGTGGCTGTGTTGCATTATCGACGCCGAATGGTACTGGTAATTGGTTTCATAAGACATGGGTCGATGCGGAACAAGGCGGTCAATTTAAACCAACAATATTGCACTGGACAGTACATCCCGAACGCGATCAAAAATGGCGTGATGAACAAACTAGTTTGTTAGGTGAAAAACACGCTGCACAGGAATGTGATTGTGACTTCATAACATCCGGCCATACAGTCGTCGATGGACCGATTATTCAATGGTATGATCAGACATATGTGAAAGATCCTGTCGAACGCCGCGGCTTTGATGGTAATTATTGGATATGGGAATATCCGAACTACAATAAAGATTATGTAGTTGTTGCGGACGTTGCTCGTGGCGACGGCGGCGATTACTCTGCATTTCACGTAATTGAAATAGAAAACATGATTCAGGTTGCTGAGTATAAGGGCAAGATTGGTACTACTGAATATGGTAACATGTTAGTATCAGTTGCAACAGAATGGAACAATGCATTATTAGTAATTGAAAATGCAAATATAGGATGGGCTGCATTACAAGTTGCAATCGATAAAGGATATGATAACTTGTACTATTCATATAAACAAGATGCATATGTAGATGAAGATGTACATTTAGCAAAAGGCTATGACTTAAAAAATAAAGCTCAACAAGTACCAGGATTTTCTACTACATCAAAAACACGTCCATTAATTATATCCAAACTAGAAACATACTTTAGGGAAAAGTCACCAGTCGTATTTAGTAGACGATTGATAGATGAACTATATGTATTTATATGGAATGGGCAGCGTGCAGAAGCACAACAAGGATATAATGATGATTTAGTAATGGCATTTGGTATCGCATTATGGGTTCGAGATACTGCATTACGATTACGTCAACAAGGAATAGAATTATCACGTAAGTCATTATCACATTATGGTAAAATAAAACACCAAAGTGTGTATACAACGAGGCCATTAAATGGCTCTGGTTGGGAATGGAAAATCGGTAAACGTAACGACGAAGACCTAACGTGGCTCATATGATATTTATAAAAAAGTAACTAATATGGCAGATACATCATTACGTGCTAGACTAGGTAGATTGTTTTCTACAAATGTAGTGGTCAGGCGTATATCTAAAAATCGTTTACGTGCAGTAGATACTAATAGACTACAATCTACTGGCGCGCTATCTAATAGTAGGTATATAGATAGATTCTCAGGAATACATAAAGCTAAGTCAGGATTTGCTACGTATAATCAAAACTATACATTCTTTACATCGAAGTTAGAATTATATTCAGATTATGAAGCAATGGATATGGATCCAATTCTTGCCGCGGCATTAGATGTATATGCAGACGAATCTACCGTAAAAGACGCCGACGGCGATACACTGACAATTGCATCACCTAACGATGAAATAAGAAAAGTACTACATAACTTATTTTATGATATACTTAATGTAGATTATAACTTATGGCCATGGGTACGCAATGCATGTAAATATGGAGACTTCTTTCTACATTTAGATATCGAAGATGAAATTGGTATTGTTAATGTCACGCCGTTATCTGCATACGAAGTTCGTAGGGAGGAGGGATTTGATCCGGATAATCCATATGCTTATAAATTTGTATGGGAAGGTACACATACATCATATGCATCCGGCCGCGGCTCGCAAGAGCAAAGAGAGTTTGAAAATTACGAAATAGCGCATTTTAGATTATTAGCTGATACAAACTTCTTGCCATATGGTAAATCAATGATTGAGCCCGCACGAAAAGTATTTAAACAGCTTATGTTGATGGAAGATGCTATGATGATTCATAGAATAATGCGCGCACCAGAACGTCGTATCTTCAAAGTAGATGTAGGCAATATGCCACCGGCTGAAGTAGATGCACATATAGAAAATATTTCTAGTGGTATGAAAAAAATACCATATGTCGATGAACGTACTGGTGAGTATAATCTTAAATTTAATATGGAAAATATGATGGAAGATTACTTCTTACCCGTACGGGGAGGAGAATCCGGAACATCTATAGAATCATTACCAGGACTTAGCAACGATGGGCAGATAGAAGATATTGAATATTTGCGTAATAAGATGCATGCAGCACTTAAAATACCAAAAGCATTTTTAGGATATGATGAAGGCGTTGAAGGTAAGTCTACATTAGCCGCGGAAGATGTAAGATTTGCCAGAACTATTGAACGTGTACAAAAAATTATCGTATCAGAATTAACTAAGATTGCAATTGTACATTTGTTTACACAAGGATTTAAAGATGAAGAATTAGTCAACTTCAATTTAACTCTTACCAATCCATCATTAATATATGAAAAGCAAAAAATAGAAACATTAAACGAAAAAATCGGCCTAGCAAATACAATGCGTGAGTCAACGATGTTTTCTGAAAGATGGATATATGAAAACATATTTGGATTAAGTGAAGATGAATGGAGATCTGAACAAGAACAAGTTATTGAAGATCTTAAAACGGTATTCCGACGTGAACAAATTAAAGCGGAGGGAAATGATCCAAAAAAGACAAATATGAGTTTTGGTACGCCGCATGACATTGCATCGATGCATGTTGCGACAAAAGGAGGTGGAGAATTATTGCCAGGTATGGAACAAGAACATAATGGCGGCACGGGCCGCCCGCCGGAACCTGGTACATGGGGCACGCATGCCTCGCCGCATGGACGAGATCCATTAGCAATAAAGAGTTTAGGTAATACATTTAATACAGATAAAACGCCACTGCAACATAATTTCCGCGGCGGCTCTCCTTTAAGTATAGAAAATGTAGAAATGACGACGTTTATAAAATCATTAAAGGCAACAAAGTCTCCAGAAATTTTGCAAGAATCTTTAAACAAAAAAGATGATAATACAGATGGTGGTACTATGCTAGATGAGTCACAATTAATCGATGACTAATTGAAAGGATGTATTTAGTAAACGCCCCATATTTATAAAAAAGTATGATTTAAGAGGACGACTAGCCCAATGAAGCGTATTAAACATTCCAAGTTTAAAAACACCGGATTAATTTTTGAACTGCTCGTCCGCCAGGTAGCATCAGATACGATGCAAAATCATGATTCACAGGCATTGCGTGTACTTAAAAGGTACTTCGCAAAAGATACAGAACTATCAAAAGAACTAAAGCTATATAGATCATTACATGAAGAGAAATTTGCTAGTGAACGCAAGGCGGAATTATTTTTAGATGCAGTTATTAAATCTAGAAAGTATTTAAACGAATCACAGCTAAAACGAGAAAAATATAATCTCGTACGAGAAATAAAAAATAAATTAAATGCGGATGAATTTTTCAAAGCCCGCGTTTCCAACTATAAGCAGCATGCGGCAGCTTATAATATATTTGAATACTGTGAAGCAGATAATCCGCGTACGTATGTAGATAATAAATACGTATTAATAGAACATGTGCAAGCTAAGCAAGATAAAGAGGTAAAGCCGCAATTAGTTTCTGAAGATAAAGATGTACGGCTACTAGCTAGTAAAATTGTTATTGATAAGTTTAACGAAAAGTATTCGGCGTTAGATGCTGCACAGAAAAGTATGTTACGTGAATATATCAACAACGTTACTAATTCCGTTAAGCTTAAAGAATATGTAGAATACGAAACTACAAAATTGCAAAACCAGTTAAAGTCGTTAATGACTAGCGTTACTAGCAAAGTAGTTAGAATAAAATTAAATGAAGTTATGAATCTATTAAATGATCTTAAGACTAAGCATTTAGTGGAAGATAAAGATATCGTAACAATGTTACGTTATTATGAATTAGTTAGCGAGTTAAGAAAGTCAAAGGGAGCTAACTAATGGCTAGAGGACAAGCAGACCAATACACAATACCTGTTATATCCGGATCCGTACAACACGACCAATTTACTAAATTCGGTTTTCCGGGTGAGTATCACTCCCCTATAAAATATGTAAGCGGTCAGTTAGATTTAACAGGATCTAATTATGGGTATGGTGCAGTAATGGTTAGTGCCGAGGGGTCCGCTACATTACACTATGCCGGCGGGACGTCATCAGCAGCTAGCGATTTAATTGCAAAAGAAATATATAATTTTTCAGTAGCAAAAGTGACAGGCGGCACTGCAGCTGCTATTTATCTATTTAAAAGACAGCAATGAAGTTAATTGATCAAATAGAGCAACACTTTCGTGAGTTAAACGAAAAAGTAGATCGTGTTTCTGATAAAGAAGCAGATGTGGGCTATAAAAATTTAGACGATAAAGATCTAGACAATGACGGCGATACAGATGATACCGATTCATACTTATTTAACAAACTAAGTACCATTGCTAAGAACGATGATAAGGATGATGATACCATTGATGAATTTATAAATATTGATGCAATGGTTCGGCAATATCGTGATGAACTAGTAAAGAAAAAAAAATCTGCCAAGTCACGTGACGAACTTCCAAAGAATTATAATCCAATGACTGGTAAATTTACTGACGAATTGGAAGAAATGTCAACAACCGCTGCTGTCCCCGGTGATATCAAAACGCCATATGCATTTGGTAAAAAGGAAGATGAAAAAGGTAATGCAGAAGTCGTTGGGTATAAAAAGGTACAAGAAAGTGCTTATATGCGTATGGTAAAGCAAATGGAAGGTCTTAATGAAGTTTCATATAGAGATTATAAAAAAGATCCGACGTCGACACCTCAGCAAAAAGTTAATCGCGGCATACAAGAAGTAAATCGTATGTTAGCAGAAATGGAAAAAATTGTACATAACAATGTACGTTTAAAGCAAGAAATGGGTGTAGATTCATCCCATTTTTGGAAAGCTACCGGTAAGCGATTTGCAAAGATTAATGAACGTATGACACGTATATCTAATAGATTAAGAGAGCTATCAAAATGAGAATAATGAGATATTATCAGTCTTGGCAAGACTATTCTAGACGACCTGAAGTTAAACAACTTATTGAAACTAAAGGCATGTCATTTGCGCAGGCACAGTATCAACGTGAAGTAAATTACATGGAATGGAATGATCCAGTAATAATCAACGAAACAAATCAGCCAGGAATGTCAGTATTCAATCCTGCAGATCAGGGTATGAATGATGCTAATTCTACACAATTCATTACCGGCTATAGTAAAGAAACCTCGACATTTACATTTGCTACCGGTTTGGCAGTAGGCTTTACTGGATCAGCAAATCCGACTAGCGCATCAATACATGGAACAGGTTTTGACGTCTGGGCATATGATAACACGACTGATTATTCGCTGGGCCATGTAAATAGTATTAAGAAAATAAGACTTTTAATTACTACTGGATCAGGAACGACATTTGACGATTTTGGTGGAGCAGCATGTGTGATTACTGCATCGACAGTTAACGGCGGCGCGGCTCCCGATCAATTGATAATTGATCGATTTAAAGATGCAATTAACAATCAATCTGCTACGGCACAAGTCGCCGGCTTTACAAATACATTTGCACCTAGCGATCTTATATCTGGTTCTGATACCTCGCCATTAGTATTAACGATTACTAGAGAATATAATGCTAGCGTACCTAATGCATCAATTTTTGCTGGACCGACTACAATTAATTTAGCAGATACAGCATCTGTTGCAACGCCAGTTGAGGGACAAGATACATACTATTACGATCAAGGAATGAATGTATTTAATGGTACATATGGTCCATGGAATGCAATGCCGAGAAAATAAGGATTAACAATGTCTAAACAACTTCTTGTAGATTATACTACCTTCGAGGTATCGCCTGCACAAATTAATGAGTCTATGGCACGTAATGACGGCCGGCTTATAGTAAAGGGCGTGTTACAACGTGCTGAGTCAAAAAACCAAAACGGCAGAGTATATCCAAAAGAAGTATTAGTCCGGGAGGCAAAAAAATATGCAGACTCGTTTATTGCAGAGCGGCGAGCGTTAGGCGAATTAGATCATCCAGATTCGTCTGTAGTAAATTTAGGAAACGTTTCACATAACGTATTGGAAATGGGATTCGATGGTGATGATCTAGTAGGCACAGTAGAAGTATTATCTACGCCATCGGGTAATATATTAAAAGAACTATTTAAATGTGGTGTACGATTAGGAATTTCATCTCGTGGTATGGGATCAGTAAAAGAAGTTATGAAAGAGGGAGAAGGCACATTAGAAGTGCAGCCAGACTTCGAGCTTATAGCATTTGACTTTGTGTCAAATCCGTCAACACACGGTGCATTTTTATCGCCTGTTAATGAATCAGCAAATGCAGCGGCGAATAATATGTATGGTAATGTTGACCGGATAATTACGGATATTATACGAGAATTTTAAATGAAAACACCTGTAAGCTTTGAGCAATTTGTAAAAAATCCAATTGGAGCAGTAGCATTCGTCGCGTTGGGCGTAATTGGTTATCTATATGTAGATATGATGAGCGTACACGAAGCACAGCTTCAAAATTTAGAAGAATCTTGCGTACAACGAATTGAAGATCATAAAGAACGTATTGAGTCGTTAGAATCTACAATATTACGTTACGAAGAAAAGTTAGAAATAATCAACGAAAAGCTACTAGAATGTTTAGATACACGAAATTAATGCTAGCAGTGCTGTTAACAGGCTGCTATTCTAACGCTAACGAAATAGAAGTCGTTACAAACGATATGTATGAAGAATTAGATTCGGCGCTTGAAATGCATACAAATGATACGTTATTAGCTGCTGTAGAAGCTACACTGCAAGTAGCAGATGTAGCTCTCGACGAAATTCTCGAAGATAAAATTAAAACGAGAAACCAAATACAACAATTGCAAAACACAATAAATACGGAAGCAAATATATTGACAAATTTGTCCGGAGAATTGGGATCTAAAGATAGTTTGTTATATGTATATCAAGAAAATAATCTGATTTTAGAAGAAAAGGTACATGATATAGAAACGCAATTGATAGATGCATTGCATACATGTAATACAGAATGTTTCCCTACAATAACAGAATTATCGGAAAAAAATATACAATTAACTAAATATATAGATTCGCTGCAAAGTCAAGTCAATTTACTGGATTCATTAGTTATGTCTAATAAAAGACTAAGAAACAAACTAATGGAGACTAAGAATGGAACTGAACGATGATACAAATTTTGGTATCAATATCAAATGGCTTATACAAATTGTAATAGGAGTAGGCGGAGCCGTTTGGGGATACTTTACTATAATGTCTGCAATATCTAATTTAGAAATTGAGACAATGCGCCATAATCAAGAAATAGAATTAAATTCAGAATTTCGTATAAAATGGCCACGTGGCGAAATGGGTAGCCTGCCAGATGATGCCGAACAAAACTTACGATTAAATCATGTAGAACGAGACGTACTACATTTAGAAGTTTTAGTCGATGAGTTGCGACAAAAGGACTGTGATTAATGTATGAATATAATGCTATTGTAGATCGCGTAGTTGATGGTGATACAATTGACTGTACAATTGATTTAGGATTCCATACTTGGAAAAAAATACGTGTACGGTTAGAAGGTATTAATGCGCCAGAATCTAGAACACGGGATAAAGAAGAAAAGGCAAAAGGATTAGCCGCCAAAGATCGATTAATAGAAATATTCGAATATAATAATAACAAGTGTGTTCTGAAGGTATCTGGTCTCGGTAAATACGGTAGAGCCATATCAACTGTATTTGTTACCTCATTATCGCCAACTCCGGGCGATACATCTATAACATTATATAATGTAAATCAAGAATTAATAAATGAAGGCCATGCTGTAGCATATCATGGCGGAAAACGATAAGTTTGTGATATTTATTAAAAAGGAATTAACATGGCATTAATTGATTTAGTATCTGTATACGGACCAGAAAATCCAAGAGGTCAAAAAGGAACTGGACGTGATGTGGATGTGTTAGCATATGAGACGGGCAAAGGATTTACCGATGTTAACAGCACATATGGACCTATAGAGCCTGTAGGAAAAACACCTCCTAGATATACTGACCTCGTCGTTGGAAAATAATTATGATTAGATTAGCCGGCTTAGCCAACTCAATTCGACGAATAAATGAAGCGCCTGTATCTGCACCAGCACCGGAATATACAGACGATGGCCGTCCAGTAACACAAGCACCTAATCGTCCAGCAGTTGATCAACTTGATGTAAAATATTTTGCTTCTGAAGTAGATTCTTTATTAGAAACTATCGATGATTTTGACCGAGAATTGATTGGTAGATTAGAAACGTTATCATCTGAATATGACGAATATCGAGGAAATGTATATTCGTTATTAAATGGTTCTGCTTCTAGGTATTTGGAAGCGGTAAAAACAAATTTAGAAGGCTTGCAAGAAGCATTGACAAAAATAAAGCAATAAAATGAAAAATTGGGAAGCACAGTTAATGAAGCATATCCTTAATGAGAAGTATCTCGGCGAGGAAGAAGATAACAAATTATCTAAAGAAGATCGTAGCCAATTCTTAGAAGCAGTTGCGAACTTCCATCGTTTAGGGGAAATGGTTTATCGGCAAGATTCGTTAAAAGAAGTTACTAAAACGATTGGTAATATAGTTGAAAATGCTGAAAAATTAACTATATCAGAGTCCGAACATTGGTTTGATAATGTTACAGTTTCCAGGCATATGAAGCAATTGGGCGAAGCATATAAAGTATTCACAAAGACGGCAAATGAAATGTCTGGTATGCAACAACGGTTAGAATCTGCATACGAAGATATGGGTACGGTATTAAATAAATACTATAAAATAGGCGAGGCGTTAAAAGATACTAATGCATTACAAGAGGATGAATATACGGCAGGAATTAGCGATGGTAATGCGGGTATATCATTGGATGAAGATCAGTATACCGCCGGCGTAAATGATTACGGCCCGGCATTTGATGATCATATGACTGCAAATAAATCTAAAAGAAATTCTTGATTTATTGAAAAATAGTACTTATATTTAAGTATAAATTGTTACAATGAACTCGAAAGAATATAAACAGTTACAATCAGCGCTTCCAGGCAGCGCACTAGGTGTGAAAGTACTTAGACCAAAAGATGGCCGGCCTGAATTAGAGAAGGCTTTGAAAGTATGGAAACGGCAGTTGAAGTCATCCGGAAAGATGCAACGACTTAAAGATAACATGACGTATACAAAACCAACAACCGTACGTCGTGAACAAAAGAAACGTAAATTATTTGTTTCTCGTATACATACAATTAATAACATGTAAAAAGAAAAAAGGAGTAAAGCATGAATGAAAAAGTATTAGGAATTATCAGACACGCATTAACCTTCGCAGGAGGTATTTTAATTACAAATGGTATTTTAGATGAAGCACTATTTCAAGAGCTCTTCGGCGCTGCAATGACCTTAGTTGGCGGAGTATGGTCCGTCATGGCTAAGAATGATCAAACCACCGCTTAATTGCTTTAAGTTATTTTAATTTATAGAAAAGACGCTCCGGCGTCTTTTCTGCTGTTCAATGGCTGGTTTTCTTATGTTGACTAATAATTATATTTGTTAAATGATACTACATACAAATATGTAGTCCCTGATAAATTATTTTTATCACATTGAGATTCTGAATAATCTCATTCCAAATTAAATATTTAGGAGAAAAAAATGAATGACCTATTAAAAGAGGCCATTGCAGACGCAAAAGCGGTAAGAGAAACTGCATTGGCCAACGCAAAAATTGCATTGGAAGAGGCATTCACCCCTAGACTTCAAAGTATGCTTTCTGCAAAGCTAGCGGAGGAAGAAGGTATGGAGGATGAGCCAGAAATGGAAGCACCTGCACCTGCACCTGCGCCAGAAATGGAAGCACCTGCGCCCGCACCTGAGCCAGAAATGGAAGAAGGCGATTATAGCGATATGGAAGAAGATCTAGAACTCGAAGCAATCATTAGAGAGCTTGAGGGTGAAATGAACGAAGCCGAAGAAGAAGAAATGACCGAAGCCGAAGACAAAGAAGAAATGGACGAAGTTTCTGATTCCACAAAAATCGGTACTGGTGATAACAAGATGGACGTTGCTGATGGCGGCGACCAAGATGATCCTGGTAAAGGTAAATTGAAAGAGGAAGAGGAGAAAGAAGACACCAACGAGGACATTAGCTTAGACGAAATCATTGCAGCACTACGTGAAGGCGAAGGCGAAGATGATGAAATGAACGAAGCTGAAGAGGAAAAGATGGACGAGGCAGAGGACAAGGAAGAAAAGGTTGATGAAGCTAAAGACGAAGAGTTGGAAGAAGCTTATACCGTTATTCGTTTCTTAAAAAGCAAGATCAATGAAGTGAATCTTCTTAATGCAAAGTTATTGTTTTCTAACAAATTGTTTAGAAATCATTCATTGAATGAAGGCCAAAAAATGAAAGTTATTGAAAACTTTGATCGCGCAACTACTTTGCGTGAAGTAAAATTAGTTTACAGCACTTTGGCAGAATCATTTAATGTCAATAAAGCAAAAAGACAAATTAAAGAAAGCTATGCTTCCGCACCTAGCCGCAGCACTGCCCCAACAAAGACTATCTTGAATGAGGGTAATGATTTGGCAGCGCGTTGGAAGAAGCTTGCTAACCTAAAGTAAGGAGAAAATCGTGAATATTAATTCATTACTCCCTCATGAAGCACAAGCCAACCAAAATGCAGTGTCTCTTCAACTTGAAAACAAGTGGGAAAAGACCGGATTATTGGAAGGTATTGATTCTGAGGTCGACAGAAAAGGAATGGCCGTCCTATTAGAAAACCAGGCCAAGCAGTTAGTATCCGAGGTCAACAAGACCGGTACCGGTGCTAGCGACGAGCAATGGGCAGGTGTTGCCTTGCCGTTAGTTCGTAGAATCTTTGCTGAAATTGCTGCAAAAGATTTCGTTTCAGTTCAGCCAATGAACTTACCTTCCGGACTTATATTCTACTTGGACTTCAAGTATGGTACAAATCAGGGTACAAATGGCTTTGGTGGATCTACTGGTAACGACTTCTTAAGTGGTGAAGATAGAACGTCTCAAGCCGATTCTGTATTTGGTATTACTGATGCAGGCGGTAAAGGTACTAGTGCTGCTGGTGGGGCAGCACCTAGCGAAGGTTTATATGGTGCTGGTCGTTTCGGCTATACCATTAATGATGTTAATGCAGATTTAGCAGGAACTGCCGTCAATACAGGTTCATTCGACCCATACACCGGCACGAATGGTACATTTACTGCCGCAGAAACTAACT